ATTGTTGCTGCTTGGTGTGGTAGGTATGATGATATAAACAAAACTCATGAGCAGTTAGAAAAAATCATTGAGTGGTATAAAGCATGGACTGTTGTAGAAAATAATATATCATTATTTATACAGCATATGATTGCCAAAAGAAAACAAAAATGGTTAGTGCCAAAACAACAAATTTTATTTTTAAAAGATCTTGGTTCAAACAGAACAGTATATCAAGAATATGGATGGAAGAATACAGGAACACTTTTTAAAAATCATTTAATATCATACGCAATAGAATTTATAAGAGAACAGATTGATGAGGAAACTGATATAAATGGTTCTGTTATTAGTCAAACGCTTGGTGTTGAAAGAATACCAGATCCTATGTTATTAAAGGAAATGTTAGCTTATTATCCTGGACTTAACGTAGATAGACTTGTAGCCTTCTCTGCACTAATAGCTTTTGCAAAAGTGCAACAATCTAATAGAGGATACCTTAAAAGGCGTGAATCAACATCAAAATCCTTGGATAATCAAGAAAATTTGTATAAATTAAAGTATAGTGCGTTTAGAAATTTGGGACGCAATAAAGGCATAGGAAGAACCAAAAAAAGATCAGGATTTAAAAATATAAGATAGCATGAGAGTATTTAATGCAATGCAACTCAAGGCAGGAGCCAAAAAAGAGGGAGGTCATGTATCTTCATCCTTAACACAACCAATCCAGTTTTTACCGGCTAACAAAAAGAATGATGACTGGTCAGCTTGGAATTTAGATTGGCTTGAGTTACAAGGAATGGAATTCCTGCGTAGAAATGCAAGAAAGCTATTAAAAAACTATAAACTTGCCAAAGGTATTATAGACAAAAAAGATTATATCATTGAAGAAGACAATGACCATAAAGATCTTATGGATGTCTTAACTAAAGAAGATGAGTCAGCACTTGAATTAAAGTTTTATCCTATTATCCCAAATGTAGTTAATGTACTTAGTGGAGAGTTTTCAAAAAGATTTTCAAAAGTTCAGTTTAGGGCTGTAGATGATACATCATACAATGAGATGTTAGAATCAAAAAGAGCCTTGGTAGAACAGAACTTACTTGCGGACGCACAAAAAAAACAATTGATGAAGATGTTAGAGATGGGTCTTAATCCTGGTTCTGAAGAAGCAAAGGAAATGATGGATCCACAAAAGATTAAATCACTACCTGAAATAGAAGATTTTTTTAGTAAGTCTTATAGAAGTATGGTTGAAGAATGGGCTACTCATCAAATGAATGTAGACATTGAAAGATTTAAAATGCAAGAACTTGAAGAAAGAGCTTTTAGAGATATGCTTATTGCTGATAGAGAGTTTTGGCATTTTAGAATGCTAGAAGATGATTATGATGTAGAATTATGGAATCCTGTTTTAACTTTTTATCAAAAGTCTCCAGAGACAAGATATATATCTGATTCAAACTATGCAGGTAAGATGGATCTTATGACTGTGTCAGATGTTATTGATAAGTATGGATATTTGATGAATGAAAAACAATTAAAGTCTTTAAACAAAATATATCCTGCTAGATCTTCTATGTATCAAGTTAATGGATATCAGAATGACGGTTCATATTATGATGCAAGTAGATCACATGCTTGGAATACAAACGCTCCAAGTTTAAACTTTAGAAGATATATAAGCAATTGGTCAGATGATCCAGCTAGAGGCGGTGATATAGTAAGTGCAATTCTAAATGAAGGGGAAGATGTTATGCAATGGGGTGAAGCTGATCTTATGCGTGTAACCACAGTTTACTGGAAAACACAAAGAAAAGTTGGTCATCTTACTTGCATAAAGAAAGATGGAACTGTTATGCAAGAACTAGTAGATGAAACATTTAAAGTTTCAATGAAGCCTGTATATGATACTACGTTAATCAAAAATAAAACAAAAGAAAATTTATTAGAAGGAGAACATGTAGATTACATTTGGATTAATGAAGTATGGGGTGGTGTAAAAATAGGTCCAAATTCTCCTACAGGATGGCGTTCTGAAATGGGTAATAATGTTGATCCTATTTATTTAGGGATTGATAAAGTAAAACCAGGAAGAATACCTTTCCAATTTAAAGGAGATAAAACTTTATATGGTTGTAAACTACCTGTTGAAGGTAGAGTATTTTCTGATAGAAATACTAGATCTACATCCTTAGTAGATTTAATGAAAGCTTACCAAGTTGGTTACAATATGGTAAATAATCAAATAGCAGATATACTTGTTGATGAACTAGGTACAATTATTATGTTTGATCAAAATGCTTTACCACGTCATGGTATGGGAGAAGATTGGGGCAAAAATAATTATGCTAAGGCATTTGTAGCAATGAAAGATTTTCAGATGCTACCTCTTGATACATCAATAACAAATACAGAAAATGCAACTAACTTTAATCATTATCAAACTCTAAACATGGAGCAAACTAATAGATTAATGTCAAGGATACAACTAGCAAATTATTTTAAGTCTCAAGCTTTTGAGGCAATAGGAATCAACCCGCAAAGACTTGGAGGACCTGTAGCACAACAAACAGCTACTGGTGTTACACAAGCATTACAGCAGTCATTTGCACAAACTGAGACTTACTTTATAAATCATTCAGATAATCTTATGCCAAGAGTACACAAAATGAGAACTGATCTGGCTCAGTACTACTACAGCAACACTCCAAGTTTAAGGTTGCAATATATTTCTACGGCAGCTGAAAAAGTTAATTTTACAATTAATGGCACAGATTTATTAATGAGAGACTTTAATATTTTTGCTACTACAAGAACAAATCATAGACAAGTATTAGAGCAGTTAAAACAAATGGCACTAACTAACAATACTACAGGTGCAAGCATTTATGATTTAGGTAATATATTAAAAGCAGATTCAATTGCAGAAGTAACTGATATTCTTAAAGACTCTGAGCAAAAAACTCAGGCTATGAAACAACAAGAAATGCAACAGCAAAGACAGATGCAAGAAGAGCAATTGAAAGCTCAAGCTGAAGAGAATCAGTTAAAACTTGAATATCAGTCTAATGAAGCGGATAAAGAAAGACAAAATAATATTACAGTTGCTGAAATAAGAGCTGCAGGTTATGGATCTATGATGGACCTAAATGAAAATAAGCAGTCAGACTATCAAGATGCCTTAAAAGATATTCAACAAACTTCACAATACAGAGAGCAAATGAACATGAAAAGAGAGCAGAACGCTCAGAAGAATGCTCAAGCTCAAGCCAAACTACAAATAGACAGAGAAAAGCTAGCTACACAGCGAGATATTGCTAATAAAAATCTACAAATAGCAAGAGAGAATAAAAACAAATATGACAAAGAAAGTTAATTTGTAAAAAAGATTTTTAACGTTAGCTATATATTGCACAAAATGTTATAAATAATAAAATATTATAAGTTTACATGTCAATATTAATTCTTATATTGTATATGTACATAATAATATTATTAATTAAAACCAACAATTATGGCACAAGAGAATAAAACACAGGACACTACTGTTGAAAAAGTGGATATAAATTTAGATGAGTTATTTGCCGCAGCACCAGATGCTGATGCAATAGTAACTCCAGAAGCAAAACCAAAAAATATCTTTTCTAAAAAAGACAAGGCTGACTTAGATTTTTTAGATAAAAAAGAAGAAAAGGCTGAAGAGCCTGTAGCTGAGGAGCCAGCTGCTGAAGAACCTAAAGCTGAAGAAGCTAAAGAGGAACCAAAAGCAGAAAAAAAGGAAGAGGAACCAGCTGCAACTTTAGATGATGTTTTAGATTCTTTGGAAGAAACAGATGAAGAAGAAACAGAAACTAAAAAAAGAGGTAGAAAGAAAATAGAAGGAATAGCTGATGTATTTGACAAGCTAATTAAATCTGACAAGATTGTTCCTTTTGATGATGACAAACCTCTAGCTGATTATTCAGCAAAAGATTGGGAAGAGTTAATTGACGCTAACATGGAAGAAAAGGCAAACCAAGTTAGAAAAGAAACTCCCGCTAAGTTCTTTGAAAGTTTGCCAGATGAATTAAAGATTGCTGCAAGATATGTATTTGATGGTGGTAAAGATCTTAAAGGTTTATTTCAGACACTAGCACAAGTTGAAGAAACTAGTACTATAGATGTAAAGTCTGAGAGAGGACAAGAAAGAGTAATCCATGAATACCTTTCTGCAACCGGATATGGTACAGCAGAAGAGATAGCAGAGGAAGTAGAAGTTTGGAAAGACTTAGGAAAGCTAGAGCAACAAGCTCTTAAGTTTCAACCTAAGTTACAGAAGATGCAAGAAAAAGTTGTTTCCAAAAAACTCCAGGAACAGGAGATGAAAAAGAAACAACAAGAACAAGCATCTAAAGATTATATGCAAAATGTATATGATACATTAAAAGACGGAGCTTTGAGTGATATAAAAATAGACAAGAAGACTCAGTCAATGTTATATAATGGACTTGTACAACCTAATTATCCTTCTGTAAGTGGACGTAACACTAACCTGTTAGGACACTTACTTGAAAAGTATCAATTTGTTGAGCCTAATTATAGTCTTATATCTGAAGCCCTTTGGTTATTACAAGATCCAGATGGTTACAAAAGTAAGATTATGGAAAAAGGAGCTCAGAAAACAATTGAGAAAACAGTCAGAAAATTAAAGACTGAACAAGTAAATAGCGGTGGAGCCTCTTTAGGAGTAGAACAAAAAGAAGACACTACAGTAAAGAGAGGAAGCAAGAAATTAAAAAGACAACAAAACATATTTAAAAGATTTTAAGAATTTTTATATTTACATTTAACATTAATTATTAACTATTAAAAACTACAATCAATTATGGCAACTCCAGTTTTAAACAATGGAATTTTCCTAAGGGATACAAGCTACAAAGCAAGTTCTCACATTGATTCTTATCACTTGACAGCGATGCTAGGTTCAGCAGAACCTCAGGATCTAGGTCCAGTTGATTTATGGGCAATGACTCAAAAAGTTGAAATGCCCCTATATCAAATGGCTTCATTTGGTGGAAAGAATACAATTCTTGTGGACAACGCTAGAGGCGAGTACAAATGGCAAACTCCAGTAGCTCAAGATCTACCATTTATAGTGGCAGACATTGAGTCTTCAAACGCTTCTAAAGGTATTGATGGAACTACCTTTAAAGTAAAATTATCTAAACGTGCATTTGGACATGGTGATATTATCACTTATGACAAGTATAACGGATTAGAACTTTACATCACAGCAGATGATATTATCCCTGCAGGTGATGGTTTCATCTACACAGTACAATTAGTCAACAATAATAGCGCTGCTATCTTAGACAACAAATACTTAGCTTCAGGAACTAAATTCTTTAGAAAAGGTTCTGCAAGAGGAGAGTATGGTGAAAGATTCAGTGATATTGAAGCTGGCTCAGGGTTCAGAGAATTCTACAACTTTGTAGGAGGAGCTGAAGCTCACGTACACTATTCAATTTCTTCTAGAGCTGATCTTATGATCAAAGGAGGATTGAATGCAGACGGAACAGTTCCTGTAACTGAAATTTGGAGAAATTTTGGTGCAGGTGATAATATGTCAGTTAGCTCTATTGAAGAGTTAGTAGCAAGCATGGGTAAATCAGGTGCTAGAGATGCATTTGAAAGCGGTCAATTGACTAGATCTTTCATTACAAATCTAGAAGCTGCGCACTTAAGCAAAGTTGCTAATGACATTGAAACTTACCTAATGTGGGGTAAAGGTGGTAGAATTAGACAAGATGGTCCAGATGATATTAGATTATCAGTTGGTCTATGGTCTCAGTTAGATAACTCATTTAAAAGAGTTTATAACAAATCTTCCTTCACTCTTGATATGTTCAAATCTGAATTATATAACTTCTACCAAGGTAAAGTTGAATTCAAAGGCCCAGATCCACAAAGATCACTTGTTGTACAAACAGGTATTGGTGGAATGCAGTTGATCAACAAAGCTATTGCTGATGAAGTATATGGTTCTGGTTTAGTACAAAATGCTTCTGATATTGGAGCTGTTAAAGGTTCTGGAATGGATCTAGACTTTGGTTTTGCTTACACAAGCTTTACTATTCCATTCTTAGCTAACGTTAAATTTGTATTGAATCCAGCATTTGATAACTTACATACTAATGATGTTGAGAACCCATTAATTGACGGACGTCCATTAAGTTCTTACAGCTTCATTATTTTTGATGTAACAGAGAACGGAAATGATAACATTCACTTATTGAAGTTATCTTGGGATAATCAACTTAAGTGGTTCTACCAAAATGGTACTATGGACTACATGGGAAGAAACCAAGGTTTTGCTTCAACTGGTAACTTTAATGGTTATAGAGTTATGATGACTCAAACCATGCCGGCTATCTGGGTGAAAGATCCAAGTAAAGTTCTAAAAATTGTAATGAGAAATCCAATTACAGGAGGATCATTCTAATATTAATTAAAAGGGAGGAGATTAAACCCTCCTCCTTTTTTTTGTTTAACCTGTAAAAAAGATTATATCATGGCAATAAAAAAAGTAAAGCAAGTTGTAGATGATTCTGTTTTAGGTAAAGCACCAAGAGCTGAACATGGTTTAGCAAGATATGCGCATGTTAATGAGGTTATAGCAGAAGTCAACAAAGTTGTTGGCCCTATATCTAAAGTTAGTAATGCTGCACTTTTAGCAAGAAATCATGCAAACAATGCTGCAGCTAAAACTGCAGGTCTAGTCAATGGTGATATTTATCATACTGCAGGAGCATTAAAAATAGTTACAGCGTAACTCAAAAAACTTGTGCTGGGCTTAGGCTCAGCATTAGATATTTTAAGAATGTACATAATTATGTACTTTTGAGTTGAATATTAATTTTAAAAACCAATAAAAATGAGTGATTATACAATAGTAGAAAAGTATCAGCAAACCAAACAAAATAGTAGTATTGCTGTACGCCCATACTTTAATCCTAGCAAAAGCAATATGGGATTAGAAAATTATGGAATGGCCTTACATGATGGTGTTTATCATGAAGAAAGCTTAGCCTGTTTAGAAATAAATGGAGTTAAGAGATATGTAACTGGTCTTAATGAGTTTGCACCAGAAGTTAAAAAACTGGCTGTAGCTGAAAGAGAACAGAAAATAAAAGAAATTAGATCAGTTGTTTCACAATTAGAAAAAGATCTAGCAGCTAATGTTGTAGATCCTGAAGACAAAGAGTTTTGGAACAAGCTTACTTTATTAAAACCAGACAATGATAAGTTTTGGTCAAGAATAAGTATAAAATGTGGTAATGATCCCGTATTTTTAGATCCTTACAATGACCCTTATGATTTAGTAAAACTTTATGCTATTAAGGCAGGGGGATTCTCAATTGTAGCAAAATCTCTTAAGGATGCTAAGACATCAGGTGATGCACCTAAATTTTATTTAGACACTGTAGAGGAAACTGTTTCAACTAGAACTGAATTTAGCAAACTAAGAAACAGAGCTATTGTAGAACTACAAAAATTATATGACAAAAATCCAACAAAACTAAGATACGTAGCTAAAGTAGTAGATGTAGAAAGTACTCAATATACAACAAGCATTTCTAATGATGTTGTTTATGAGAACATGGATATGTATATAAATGGTGAAGGCTCTGAGTCTAATAAGAAAAGAGCAACACAAACATTTATAGATGCAGCTAGGTCAAAAATGGAAGATCTTAAAATTAGAGCACTAGTTAAAGATTGTCTATATTATAAATTTATAACTACTAAAGCTAATGGATGGATAGAGACTTTAGATAGTAGTGTTAAATTAGGAAAAAGACCTGATGAATGTGTTGCATTTTTAAAGAATCCAGAAAATGAAGAAGCACTTACTAGCTTACTAGAAAAGGTTGAACCATATTGGAACGCTTAAAAAATTAAAATATGACTAATGATCTCATACAAATTAAACTTAGACAGAGACTAAACAAGCTCTCTAGTAATGACTTTGATAACCTAGAATGTTGGCAGATAATTGAAGCTTTCAATAAAGCTGCACTACAATGGACAAGAAGACAACTTCATGGTATGAACCAGTTTAAAGAAGGTGATGAAGGTTCTCAAAGACGTATAGATGATCTTAGTGTACTTTTAACAGAAACAAATCTATCAGGCTCAGAAAATGATAATTATTTTGAAGCTAATGGATTACCAGATAACTATTTAGAATATAAAAGGCTCAGTACAAAAGCAAAATCAGAATGCTGTAAGGAGCCTTATTCTATGACAGTCTATCTAGTAGAAGAAGCAAATATTGATTTAATATTAAGAGATCCGTTAAAGAAACCGGATTTTGAATGGGCAGAAACTATAGCAACATTTATAAATAATACAGTTAGAATATATAGAGCAAGTGATTTTTCTATTACCAGACCAACACTAACGTATTATAGAAAACCAATTACTATACAAATTCCTGGATGTGTAAATCCACAAGATGGAACAACCACTTCAACTAATGTTGAAAGTGAGTTCAGAGATGACATTGTAGAGTTAATTATAGATGAAGCTGCAGCACTCATTGCTGGTGACATAGAGAATGTTATACAGATGCAAAGAGGCATGCAATCTGCTGAACGATCTAATTAACATTAGTTTGTTATTAGTGAAATATTTTGTATATTATTTATATACCTAAGAAGGTATACATTTATTAATTTTATTTATAAACTTTAAAAACAATTTATTATGGCTTATTTTAATCACGCTTTTGTAAAAAGCTTTGTTGTTGCAGAAGTTGATGCAACCGCTAACACAGCGACTTCAGCTTTACCAGCAGGAACATTAGGATTAGTAGATAGTAGTGACTGGCAAACTATTGCAACTGCAAATGGTTCACTTGGTAACAACGGTCTATTATACCTAGTTCAAGGAAATTATCAGACAGCAGACTCTATTGGTAACAATCCAGGACATGGAGGTTACTCTGAATCTGTAAAGTCTAAAGGTATCAATCCAAAGTATATTAACGCTCTTTGGAAAGGTGCATGTGTTAACCCAGTAAAAGCTACGGCTCAGGTATCAATCGGTAAAGATTGTTCCCCATGTGGTGAAACACAATATGTAAGAGTAGATATCAAAGGATCACCTGCTCTAAGATTCTTAAATAAAAACATATACGCTATTGGAGACAGTGGTTCAGTATGTTGTGCAGATGGTCAGACTCACGTTGATCCAGCTGTAGCTCTAGCTACAATTGGTAGAATGTTATTAGCTGATCCAGTTGTAAAACCTTTTATTCAAGAAGCTACGGGTGGTGGTGTTGTAATAAACACAAACGGTAGTAATGCTACTAAAACTATTTCTCAAGTATTAGATGCTGGAGTTTCTGGTGCATATACTGCAAGTACAGATCCAGTATCAGATAATGTATCAGCTACACTTAAAGTTGAAGCTGCTTATGTTGAGAGTACATTTGGAAATGCATCATTTGATACAAGAGACTTCTATGGAAAAGAGCCTTTATCAGTTGAGTTGTCATTTGTTGACATGAAAGGTGACCCATGTGATTCATGTGGTACATCTGCAAAAACTCCTGGTAAAATGCAGCAGACAGTTGGAGAAACAGTACTAAGAAAAGTATTGTTATCTGAAGCTTATGCACAAAATCCATTTAGTCAAGGAGCAATTGATAGCGCAAGAATTAGAGAGATTGAAGGATCAGATAAGATTTTAGCAGCTGTAGATAGATCAGCTTTATACAGATCTTATTATATTCAACACAGTGTTCCAAGATTTAATAATCCTACAGGAACTTTTGATAATGATCAATATCTATATGAAATTTTTGTTAAGTGTTCAGATTCAGATCTAATTAGTAAAATGGATGTCCTAATGACTAGGGTTGAAACTTTAGCTAATGACGTGAAGAACATGGTTAAGATTGAAACACCAGATGCTTAATATATAATTTAAGTAGATTTCATATTATTTTAAGAAAGGCAGGACCTAAAAGTCCTGTCTTTTTTATTTTATATTGTATGATTAATTTTGTATATTATTGTTGTAGTGTAGTTATTCCGGACTAAATACATATATATAATGGCAGAAAAACATATTTTAAGCTTAGAAGTACCTACGGTTAGTAATTGTGAAGTCTTATGTGTCAAAGATACAAGTCAATATACTAAAAAATTAAATGTAGATTGTAGTGAATTATTAATTACAATGCCTGGGTTTACTGCTCCCGTATTAATAAAAGTTGATCATGAATTTGATCTTTGTTTAAATGCGTGTGTTCTTGCACTTCAAAAAGTTGATTGTGGCACAAAGCGTATGAAATTACCTGATGGCGTTTATGTTATCAGATACAGTGTTTCTCCTAATGACAAAGTATATGTAGAATATAATCATTTGAGAGTAACAAATCTTCTTACTACTTACTATAATAAATTGTGTGACATAGATGTCAAACCTTGTGAACCTAGCAGTGAAAGGGAAGACTTGCTAAGACAAATGAATTATATTAAAACTCTAATTGATGCCGCAGTAGCAGAAGTAGAGTATTGTACTAATCCTAAAAAAGGGATGGAATTATATAACTATGCAGAAAAATTACTAAGTAAAATAATATGTTAGAAAAATGAACTGTAAAAATTGCAATAAACCAATATCCTGTGGTTGTCAAAAAGCAATAGCAAAAGATGGCAGCACAGTTTGCAAGATGTGTTTAACTGAATATAATAATAAAACTCAAAAACAATAATGTACTCAGAAGTTGAAGTTATAGAAAAACATCAAAAGTTTGCTGAACAAGCATACAAAAATTTTATGTCAAAAAGATATGGCATAACTCCTTGTTGTTTGACAGATCTAGAATCAACTATAATTAAAAAAGAGATATGTGATTGGAATAGTAAATGGAGGGCTCAAGAAGCTTATCCTACAAATGAAGAAGGCAAATTTATTGCACCATTTGAAGTTATGTCAGTTAAGGATGAGCCTTGCACAGATCCACTACCTACAGAAACCAACTGTGTAGTTAATTTACAAACAATAGTTAATGCAGCTAATGATGCAGATACATATGTTCACAATCAAAGTGCAGCTTCTAATACATGGGTCATTGTACACGGACTAGGAAAATTCCCGTCTGTTACAGTAGTAGACTCAGGTAATAATGTAGTTGTTGGTAGTGTAGCATATGATAGTCCTAATCAAGTGACAATTACATTTGAAGCATCATTTAGTGGTAAAGCTTATTTAAATTAAAATTAAACAGTTATGGCAATAAAACATTTATCAAGTATAAGTTTAGAACAAAATGAGTTACAGAATGCAGTAATTCACTCTTTAGGTACTGCACCTACAAGTCCTGTACAAGGTCAAGTATATTATAATTCTGGTGCATCTAAAACTGTATTTGTATATACAAAAGCATCCGGTGCATATGATGCAACTTTTTGGAAAGCCTTAGCTCCTGGTGATATTACAAGTATTACAACAACTACACCAAATCAGTTAACTATTACAAATGGTTTAGAAGGTGATACTGTATTAGACATTGTTACGCAAGCTGTTTCAAGTGATAGTACAGGTTTAGCTACAACATCTCAAATTAAAGCATATGTAGATGCACAAGTAGATACAGTAGATACATTATCAGAAGTTTTAGCTAATGGTAATACAACGGGAACAACTAATATAGTTGTACAGAAAAGCATACAATTACCAACAACAACCACAAATACTGGTACACCTACAGATGTTGGTGTAATATCATTTGGAGGAACTTATACAAATGGTAATAGGATTTTTAATGATACTTCTGGAGGAACTTTAAGAATTCAAGGTAGCAGTAACTTAGACTTGTTTGCGCCTAATCATAGAATACATAACTCTAATGGTGATTTAATTCAAGCTGGTGATACAGGTGTAAGAATATATTATCAAAATTCACAAAAATTTACAACCACAACGAATGGTGTTACTATTACAGGTAGTTTAACATTAGACAGTGTAGCTATATCAGCAGTACAAACATCTGGTGAATCATTTGCAGATAATGATACAAGCTTAATGACATCAGCTGCTATTGATGATAGAATTAATGAAGCTATTACTGCAGAGGATCTTGATATAGCAGGTGATAGTGGAACAGGATCTGTTGATTTAGATTCACAATCATTAACAATAAGTGGTGATACAGGAATCACAACTACAGCAAGTTCTCAAAGTATAAGTATTGATCTTGATGATCAATTAACAAATGCTCAAGTTGGTAGTTATGGTAGTAGTAGTAGTATACCAACATTTACTGTAAATAAACAAGGTCAATTAACAGCAGTAGGATCTCAATCAGTATCTACAACATTAGATATTGCAGCTGACTCAGGAACAGATAATGGTGTAGTACTTGGTACAGATACACTTACTATATCAGGTACATCAGCTGAGGTTGAGACAAGCGTATCAGGTGATACTATAACAGTAGGATTGCCAGATGACGTATCTATTCAAAGCCAACTTACTGTTGGTACAGCTTCTGGTACAGACGCTCCGGTTATTAAATCTATATCTAATTCAACTTCAGAAAATATAATATTAGAAAGTAGAGCAACTTCTGCAGGATCGGGTCCTGACTTAGTGCTTTATAGAAATGCAGGTGCTGTTGCAGATAGTGACTCTTTAGGTGTTCTTGAATTTAGGGGTAGAAATGCAATGGGTAGTGCTGATACAGCAGACATAAGTTATGCTGGGTTCTATAGTAGAATGTATGATGCATCTAATCAAGATTCTATAATGAGTTTATCTTTAAATAAAGGTAACGGATCTGGTGCATACAAAACAGCTGCTTTATTTAAACTATTAGGAAGTAACAATAGTGGTACCGGTGCACTTCTTATTAACCCTGCAAATGAGCTATCAGTTCCTACACATAACTTAGATGTTAATGGTACTGCACACTTTAGTGGTAATGTTACATTTGCTGGAGACGTTACAATTTCTGGTAGTCAAACAACTAAAAATTCTGAAGTTGTATTAATTGAAGATAATATAATTACTCTTAACAGTAATGAAACTGGTACTCCTAGTGAAGACTCTGGTATTGAAGTTAAAAGAGGTTCTGAAGATAATGCTATTTTATATTGGGATGAATCAACTGATAGATGGTCACATCGAATAGGTACTGGAACAGAATTTAAATTACATACTGAAGCAAATGATGTAGCATTAGGTACTCATACTTCTGGTAACTATGTACAATCTATTTCTGCAGGCACTAATATATCTCTCACGAACGCGGGCGCGGGCGAAGGTACTACACATGAAATTAGTGTTACAGGTCTTGATAACTATGACTACTGGAACTTAAAAGTTAATAATACTTCTGTAGATAATATAAGCACTACAGAATCTGTTGACTTTGTAGGAGGTGGTGGTATTACTATAGCTTTTGAAAATGGAGAAGATGTTAATATATCGCATAGTGATACATCATCACAAGCATCTGTAGATAATTCAGGTAATGCAGTTATACAAGATGTTACATTAGATACATATGGTCACGTTACAGCATTAGTTTCTAAAACTATAGAAGTACCTGCAGACAGAATGTTTGCTGGAACTATAGGAGATGGATCTGCTGTATCATACAATATTGATGATTCTGGTGCTAGTTCACCTCATATAAATCATGGATTAGGTACCGATTCTAGTCAATTTATGGTACAGTTAATCGAAGTATCATCAGGTGAGACAGTACATGCAGATGTTTCTAGAAAAACCGGAGGTAGGGTGCAAGTTGTTTTTGCTACAGGAAATGCTCCTGCTACTAATGGAATTAAAGTTCTTATCAATAAGATAGGATAAAAATATTAAAATGAATAAGTATGGCTAGGAAATTCTTAAATGGAATACATATATCTGGTACAACACAGATAGACTTTATGCCTACTCACGAGAGTGAAGGTATATTAACATTAGGTAGATTCGACTCTAACACGAGTAGGTATCACAATATAAAATCTTATGTATCTTCTACTGAAGCTAGTAACTATTTAAAATTCTCTCTTCACGCAGCCACGGAAAATGCTGTAGTAGATGTACTTACTTTAAAAGGAAATAAAGACGCACTTTTTTCAGGTAATGTTGGAATTGGAATTACAAGCACACCCCCATCACCATTAACAGTTGTTGGAACTGGTGTTGGTTCAAGTGGAACAATAGGTATTCAGGGAGCTAATGCTCACATAGGATTTAAAAATAGCAGTGGAACATTTAGAAGCTGGGTTGGTCATTTTAATGCAGCAGGGCATGGAAGCGACGCAGATTTAAATTTAAAAACAGGTTATGGTTCTGTTGGTAATATAAGATTTAGTGCAGATGGCGACACAACTGCTGCTCAAAT